TGCCTTAGTAGACTTTACAGATGGCTCCACGCTCTTTGAGGCTGACCTTGATCTTGCCCACAAGCAGAACAGGCTCATCTCCGAGGAAAGCCGTGACAGAGCTGATAGTGCTATCACCACGTTAAACAGTAACATTACTAATATTGATGCTGTTGCGGCGATAGCGAGTAATGTCACCACAGTGGCTAACGATGGTGCTGACATTGGTACGGTTGCTGGTATTAGCAGTAACGTGGTAACAGTGTCTGGTATAAACGCCAACGTCACTACAGTTGCTAGTATCAGCGCAAACGTCACTACAGTTGCTGGCGTAAACGCAAATGTGTCCACAGTGGCAACCAACATAGCCAGTGTTAATACCGTAGCAGCAAATATTGCAGATGTCATCGCGGTGGCTAATGACCTCAACGAGGCTATTAGTGAAATTGAGACAGTAGCTAATGATTTAAATGAAGCGACAAGCGAGATCGAAGTTGTTGCAAACAACATTACCAACGTAAATACGGTTGGGGCTATAAGCGGCAACGTAACAACTGTGGCTGGTATTTCTGCAAATGTTACTGCTGTTGCTGGTGACGCAAGTGACATTGGTGTTGTGGCAACTAACATTACAAACGTAAACGTAGTCGGTGGTATATCTGGTAACGTAACAACTGTAGCTGGAATAAGCTCTAATGTTACTACTGTGGCTGGAATTAGCGCAGACATTACAACAGTAGCTACTACTGATTTGTCTGCTGTAATTAATAACTCAGCAAATATTGCTACTGTGGGAACGAACATTGCGTCAGTAAGTACTGTAGCTACTAATTCTTCAGCGGTAGTAAATGTTAGTAACAATATTAGTTCTGTAAATTCTTTCTCAAGTCAGTACACTATCTCAGCTTCTGAACCTTCTAGCCCTAACGAGGGCTTGCTCTGGTTTGATACGTCTACAGACACTATGAAGGTTTACAACGGAAGCTCGTTCCAGAACGCTGGCTCAAGTGTAAACGGTACAAGCTCACGCGGTTCTTTCACAGCAACGGCTGGGCAGACTGTATTTACCACAACTGGATATGATAGCGGCTATCTTGATTTGTATCTCAATGGCGTCAAGCTGATTAATGGCACTGACTTTACTGCAAGTAATGGGACTAGCTTTACGCTGTCCACTGGCGCTGCTCTGAACGATACTGTGGACTACGTTGCATACGGAACCTTTGAGTTAGCCAACGTATATACTCAGACAGCTTCAGATGCTCGTTACCCACAGTTCTCAGACGTTTACACACAGACTGCTTCTGACGCTCGTTACCTTCAGCTAACTGGCGGTACTGTATCAGGTGCTTTGATTGTTGGTGGAAATCTTACGGTGTCTGGAACTACGACAACTGTTAACAGCACAACGCTGGATGTGGCTGACTTAAACATTACTGTGGCTAACGGAGCGGCTGACGCAGCTGCGGCTAACGGTGCGGGTCTTACTGTTGATGGGGCTGGTGCAACTTTCAACTATGCCAGTACAGGCGACAAGTGGACGATGAACAAGCCGCTTGATGTAACTGGCACGGTCAACGCCACAGCATTTACTGGTGATGGCTCCGGTCTAACAGGCGTAGGTTTTACAACAAACGTAGTGACCTCAAGCACAACAGCAACCAAAGACAATCACTATTACTTAAACGGTGCAACGCTCACACTCACACTTCCAGCCTCGCCAACCGTAGGCGATGAAGTTCGACTGAGTGAAGTTGCTGGCAACACAAACTGTATTGTTGGGCGCAACGGCAGCAAAATAATGAGTGCTGCGGAAGACTTAACAATAGATTCAGCCTACCTCGTACTGTCGCTCCGATACGTCGATGCCACAATTGGCTGGGCGTTCTCATGATAATAAAGGTGATATAAAATGGGTACTACAACTTCATTCTTTGGCGGCGGTAGCGGCGGTACGGTGCTAGATGCTCCCAATCAAGGCTTCGCCAATACTATTGATTTCGCTGCTAACACACAATTTGCGGTGGGCGGCGGCGGGCGAGGCCTTGCAGCGAGGGTTATACCCTGCAAATCAAACACGTTCTTTCTGTTAGAAGGAAATGCTACAAGTACAGTTTATGTTTCTTACTGGTCAATAGATGACAGTGGCGCAGCTACTCAAGAAGCGGCTGCAATTCAAATTAATAGTAGCGTTCAACAAGTAAGGGCTGCTGCGGCTAACGGCGTTGACCGCCTAATGATAAAGACTGACGAAGGTGGCCCTCAAAGACTACGTCAGATATATTACAATGGTAGTACTCTTTCAACTACTGGCGTGTCGTATGTTTCAACGGCAAACTATCGTCCCACTACAACGGTTACTTGCACAAGTGATGGCATATTATTAGGCTGCATAGGGCGAACTACTAGCAATAATCAAGCACTGCAATGTGGGGCTGTACGGCCCGATGGCACAACCATAAATACTGCTTTCAACAGCAGTTTTCACTCTGAGCATGGGCGTTATATTGGGACGGGTGATGGAATTATTGGGTGCGGCAGACAAACACAGAACACCAGAACAGCACGGGTTGAAAAAATATCTATAAACACAGCTAACAACTCTGCATTATCTGTTCTCAGCCATATAAATAATAATGTGGAGGTTCTTGGGTATTATGGAATTAACGCAAACAATCCGCCTTATATAATACCAACAAAAGGTGGGGCTTATGCCGTCCTCATTGATGGTTCAGGGTATCAACAAGAATTTTCACTAGTTTCGTTTGGTCAACAAGTAAATATTGTTTCTTATGCAAATCAGGTTCCCTATGGACCAAAACTGGATAACGGTCACCTCACCAACCTCAATCGCAGTTTAGGTCTTGATAGTACGTTCTGCCGTCAGAGTAATGGTACATACCTACACTTCATAGCCCAGAACACTTCTCATTACGTTACATTTGATCCTGCAAACCACAACCACCACGCCCCTTTTGGTACTATAAGACCTGTTGGTGATGGTAGTTCTAGCGGCTGTGACGGGGCAATTTCAACAGCGATTGTTGGCAAATTTGTTATTTCTACTTGGTACGACTCAACTGACGGTGACGTGAACATCGACGCTTGGAATTATAGAGGATAACCTAATGACAAAAGCACGAGACTTAGCAGACCTAATCGCAGCGGGTAATCCACTAGCTGATGGAGCTATTAGTGTATCAGAAGTGACAGGTCTGACCACTGAGCTTTCTACTAAACAAGCAATCGTAACAGGTGTGTCAGACACAGAGATTGGCTACCTTGATGGCGTCACCTCTGCGTTACAGACACAGTTAAATAATATCAGCGTTACCTCTGGTAGCCTTACGAAGTCTTTCACTAATGGTGAGACTGCAAGCATTACCCTTGGTGCAGCTATAAGCCCAGCGCCTGTGGTTTCTGTCATCAAGGAAGTGCCACAGGTAGGTGTTTCATCTAAGGGTGCTTGGGATGTGAACGCTACATCGTCTAACTATGAACTGCATAACACCGCGTATGCTACTACGCTGACAACAGGAGCAACCCTAGCCCTTGGCACAGGCTCATTCGCTTCCACAGACGTAGGCAAGCGCATAGTCGGCAACGGCGGTGACGTAACCCTAACAAGCACGGCTGGTGCGTATAGCACTACAGGTGGTTCAGCCTTTACTGATGGCAGCACCATTGCGTCAGGCTCTTGGTCTATGCGTGGGCTAAAGTCTGCGGGTGATGCTGATGGGATCAAATTAAACCATATAGCAGAGGTCGCTGCGACTTATTCATCTACCTTTAGATTAGCAAGCTATTCAGATGTTTACGCTTCTGCTTCTCAAGCAAATACAGTTGTTGGTCTTCATATGGCTAGGAATGGCTCACACGCTCAGATAGGTAACCAGAATGGAACTATAAAAGTTTATTCTTTGTCCACTGCTTTTCTGCCTAGCAGCGCAAGCTACCAAGGCTCGTATACTCTTTCAGGCTCTACAGCTAGTAATTTTGACATAGAATTTAACGAAACAGGCACACGGATGTTTGTGCAAAATTACTTTTCATCTACAGAGGCGGTTAAATTATTTAGTCTTTCTGTTCCGTGGAGGCCAGATACAGGTACAGTTACTTTACTAGCAACGTATGATTTAAATGTAAGTGAGACTACCAGCGCCATCTCTTCAGGTGGATCAATACAATTTTCTAATGATGGCAAGAGCTTTTATTATTGCCCGGATGCTTATAAATCTGGTAATAGCACCGAAGGTGCGTCCCAAAAAGCGGGACAATCATTTTCCGTAGGATCTAGTTCTGGGGTTGTGTATTATTGGACACTATCAACAGCGTATGATTTATCTAGTAGAACTTATCAAGGATATAAACGTGTCCCGCATTATAGTTATTCTTCCTTTGGTGTTTCGGAAGACGGTAAATGGTTAATAAATGGGGCCTATGGTTCAAACAATGTGGTCTACTACCCTGTTCCAACTGCATGGGATATTACAAGCATAAACTCCGCCAATGAGGTTCTTTTTTACCACAGTAGTTATTCTCCAAGCGGTAGTACTGAGCAAATCGCCAGCAGTTTTGTCGGCGATAACTACTATACAATGGGCTATAACGATACAAAGTTAGTTAAATTTCCTTGGGGGCCAGCAAAGACAAGTTCGGCTGTAACGGGATATGTTCCAGATGGGTATCAGATAGGTGTCACTAACTCAGGTGGTCAAATAGACAGTGCGACTTGGGTAGACATCAACAGTATGACAGCAGATCAAACTTTGGGTGGTGGCACAGTACACTATGCAGTCTCTACAGATGACCGCACTACATGGTCAGTCGCAAAGGCAAGTGATGGAGTACGTCCTATTGTGCGGGATAACAGTGGTACATGGCAGTATAATTCAGACGCCACATACGGCTCAACCACATGGGCTAACTCCACAACTAACGATGAGTTCTACGCACTGCAACAAGCACTAGGTGCTACATCTGTGAACCGCATGGACAAGACGCAGCTAGACGCAGTAGCCGATGGCTCACACTTCACGCTAGGCAATACGTTGGACTTGGCTATAGCTCTGAAACTGGACACTGCGTTAGGTTCAACGCCTACGTCAGACGGTGTAAGCATTAACTATGATGCGGCTGCGATAATTAAGGGTGCGGTGCTAGGGACGGATTATGACTATGACTTCCCTGATAGCACTACGGTTCGGGTCACATCTAATGCTGCACAGAACTTGAAGGTAAGGATTGTTTAATTATGGATAATAGAAACACCTAATGACTACCCAAGACGGTTGGCACATATCCAAAAGTGTCCCCGCAACTCTCCTCCTCGGCCTTATCACACAAGCTGCTGCAATAGTCTGGACTGTATCCATGATGATGGCGGATATTCAACAGAACACAGAGAAACTT